ACGTTTCCGACGAATAGCCAATTCTTGCGCCCCAAAGCCACTTGCTTCATGAGGCGCTCAATTGCGTTGTTATCAATAGGTACAAAGTTGCCCGCCGCTTCGGTTTTCTCCGCGTTGTCCTTTGGTCCTTTGGAAAACTGGTCCATTGAATCTTTGGCCGAGCGATCAAGACCCAGTTTGAGGTCCTTCTTCTTGGGCGGTTTCAGTTTTGGATCTTTGATACCGTCGATGTCGCCCTTCGGAACCTTCAAGTCGCCGGGTTTAGGCATGGCGGGTGGCTTAGGAGCATTTGCAGCTGGATCGGCCTTTTTGGGTTCTTCCACCTTGATGTTGTTGGCCGTCTTAACGGCAGTATCGAATTCGGCTTGTGCTGCAGCAACTTGTTCATCGCGTTCTTTAGTGCGATCCTCGGGCGATTGACGACCAGCTTCGCGGGCAATACGAGCCTCTTCTCGCATTTGGTCGAGAGTCTTTTGGACACCAACGGTCGTTTCGTCAATCGTCTTTTGACGAGCAAGGCCGGCCGTTTCGTTCTCTTTAAACTGCTCCTCTTTCGAAGTATCAACAGTTTTGTTCTTCGCTTCCGTCTCTTGATCAATGACAGCCATCTCAGCATCGACATCACGACCCGCTCGGGCCTTGCGACGTTCCTCTAGCTGCTGCTTGATTCCTTCCTGCATTTGCACACGATTGGATTCGATTTGCTGTTTGCGAGCGTCGCGCCGCTTCATGCGATCGGCGATGGCTCGCTGCTTCTTAGCCTGCTCGGTTTCGTCGGCCGTTTTGATCTCTTTGTCGATCTTGGCCATTTCGACTTCGACATTGACATCGTCATCGAACAGGGACTTGAGTTTGATCCATGCCTTACGCAGAAAGCCGACAGTCGAGTTCCACATCGATTTGACTTGGGCAACGAACACCGACCATGTGTCGGCGAGATAGTCGATAGTCTCAACCCACGCGGTCTCCACACCTGCTAGCGCATTGATGAGCACTCCGCCGATCTGCACCGAGACATCTCCAGCGATGTCTACAAGCTCTCGCAGTCGAATAAATCCCTTCTTAAGGAATCCGATCGTGTAATTCCAGCCTTTCTGCACGGAGGTCGTGAGGATCGTCCAACCGTCGGCCATGAAGCCAAGCGTAGCGTTCCAGACGCTAGCAAGTCCCGACAGAGCACTGATCAGAACATCGCCGATGGCATAGGCTGAATCGCCCCATACATCGGAAATGTAGTTAGTGAAATCGGCCCACATGCCTTTGAGATAGGTGGTACCTTTGATCCATTGCAGCTTGAGATAACTCCACAACACATTGGCAGCTGCCGTGATGTCGCCAGCAGCCAGTGCGTTGGCGATGGCACCGAATGCTTTGATTGTGTCGGCCTTGAGTGTTTCAAAGACGCCTTTCAAATACTCGATCGCTTGGCCCGCAATGCCGGACGAGTAGATGAAGTACGCACCCAGTGCTGCAACTGCCGCGACAACTAGTCCGATAGGCGTGAATAGCGCACCGATCATCGTTACCAGGACGCCAATCGCAGTTCCGACCAGCGAAAACATGGAAGCGAGCCCACCGACAGCAAACGCGGCCACGCCAGCAGCGCTTCCGATTCCGATGAAAGCAGCGCCGACTCCAACGACGCCAGCGACAATCAAGGCGACTTTCTTGACAACTTCCTGGTTCTTGCCGATCCATTCAATAAGACCGGAGAGAGCCCGAGAGATTGCGTTCATCATTTTTGTGACCGAGAGGTCGAGCGATTCGCCGATCGCAATGGCAACGCCCTCGATCGAGCTTTTCAAGATTCGGAACGCGCCACCGATCCCTGCATCCATATCGCGTGCGGTCTTGTCGGCAATGCCATTTGACTTCTTCAGGTCGGCAAGCAGCTTCTTGGTGTCGGTGACCGTCTTTCCGATTGCCGAAGCACTGGTAATGCCCATCAAACCGAAGACCTCGTTGAAGGCTTGGGCGCGATCACCAGTTCCCATGTTGGCTGATGCAGTGGCAACTTCACCAAGAATGTCCACAAGGTCGCGAGCATTCCCTTGGGCATCCTTAGTCGCAACGCCGAATACCTTTTGAAACTTCTCAGACTCTGCCGCGCTCAGGGTGAGTAATCGACGTAACGCGGTACCGGCTTCACTACCTTGAATGCCGAGGTTGCCGAGCGTTCCAAGAATAGCCAGTGTTTCTTCGAGGCTCATGTTGGCATCAGCTGCCACGGGACCAGCGTACTGCAGCGCCTCCCCAAGGGACTCGACCGAGTTGAAGGACATATTGGCCGCTGCGGTCAATCGATCTGAGACTCGCACAGCATCGGTTGCTTCCAAGCTGAATTGACGGATGGTGGCTGACATGATCCCAGAGCTAACGGTTGCATCCGTCCCAGTGGCTCTGGCGAGATTCATGACCGCGCCTGTCATCTCTTCAATCTGCTTGGGAGAGAAACCGGCTCGACCGAGTTCGGTCATCAGAGAAGCGACCTCGCTGGCCGAGAAGCTGGTTGTGGCTCCCAGGTGCTTGGCTTTGTTACGCAGCGATTCCAATGTCGCGCCGGTTGCATTGGCAGCTGCGCCAGCGGCCCGGATCGCATCATCGAAACTGGTATAGACTGCCAGGCTGGCTCCCACAGGTGCTGCCGCCGCGACACCAAGGCCAGTGAGTTTGGTGCCAACCAGTCGCGTGGATGCACCGAACGATTTGAGCCGCTTTTGCGCAGCTTCAAGCCCCTTGAGGAACTGGGCGCTCCTCGCGGTCAGCTCGACATACGCTCCTCCGGCTCTGACTTGAGACATGGCAACTCTGACGTTCTTGGTTGAAAGTTAGCACCGAGCATCGCTGCTGCTTGCTCAACAGTTCCGCGAGCAACGATTGGCTTTTGGTCTGCGTAGGGATTGAAGTCGTCGGGCTTGAATGGCTTGCGACGTCTCTTACGATCACGGTTCATCTCGGCCATCAACGACATGATCGTGCTCGCGACATTCCAATCGTGTTGGCGTTTGGCCTCGGCCATCAGCACAAGTTGGCGAAGTGTTAAGGGACCTGGATCGACTCCGACGATGCCGGCAAGTCGGACGATGAGTCGCTCAATGTCGGCACAGCGAGCTTGCGTTCGAGATCTTCTACGAGCTTGTCGACCAAGTTCGGATCGTCCAGTCGCTTCTCGATCGCACTGATCCCCCGCGTCTCGATCAGCTTCTGCTTCTCGGCCGCCTTCCGCAGAAGACGGCGTCGCGACTCCGGGAAGTAGTTGATCAGTGCTTCGAGGAGTGCGCCCGTTGCATCGTCGATCGAATTGCCAGCGAGGCCTTCACCGAAGGCTTCGTCCGTGATCTGCTGCAGGTCCGCTTGCGGTTTACAGATCGCAAACAGAACATCGCCCAACAGCAACGGATCGGTCGAGAGTCGCGTGATCAAATCACCATCGATTGCTTCAAGAAGATGCACTCCGGTGAGAGTCTTCACGCGGCGCAACGTCGTGTTGTCGATATCCACAATCCAAATGCGACCGGCGCGGTCAACGAACTTCTGCATGATGCCTCCCTGTGAGTTAGGAATCCTCTAAACCAACTACAACGCCAGCGATCAAGGACCAGCCAAGCCTGGTCCCACATTCAAGCCACTACCCGAGCTCGACTGCGTCGGCTTGAGAGTCACATCAGCGGAAATGACCTCTTCCAGGTTTTGATTGACATTGAAGTTCATCACTTCGCAGGTCAGTGTGAGCGTTCCACCAGCGTCGCTGATGCCGACATCACACGGATCACCACTGCTCCAGAGACCTTGAAGAAGTCCGAAGGCCGAGTCACCTTCTTTGTTGAGCACAGTGAACTCGATGGATGCATCCTTGAGTGTTCCCACGGTGGCGCGCCAGCCGTTGTTGGCACGTGTGCTGGCATCGGCTTCGGCCTTCTCGAGGCTGACTGTCAAATCCTTGACATTGGTGATCTCGACGCCGTCGATAGTGAGTACGGCTTCGAGACCGAGTTTGACTTCTGGCATTGTGAGTGATTCCTTATGGCGAACGTTTACTTGACTGAGTTGGCCCAGAACGTAGGGAGCCGACTCCGATTGACTTCCAGTGCCGGCTTCATGAATGGTCGCTTGGGATAATGGCGAGGCTTGTTGTCACTGCGTCGCTCGTTCTCTTCTGCAATTAGACGAGTGGCTCGATTCGCCTGAGCTCCAGTTCGCAGTTCAATCCTCGCAAACTTGGTCTTGCTTCCGTGTTGTATGGCGCGAATCGGACCGTGCTCACCAACCTTGAAGCGATGGGGCTTGAGCTTGCGACGCTTGGTTGCCACGCCGCCGAATTCATGCAAGTTCCAAATGCGACCAGCAATCTCATTCACAGGGCCGATCGCGACAACGGTTCGGTTGTTAGTGACGTCGTAGCGAATCACTCGCTTGAGCATGCCTGTCTGTGTATTCGGTGGGCTTCCGGGCTTCGACGCCTTCTTACGTTTCCGAATGCTCCGCTTGGCAGTCTTTCGAACCGCACCGCCAGCTTCGCTTAACGAAGTGAAGGTCGCTGTTTCCGCCTTCTTCCTGAGCTTCTGCTTATCGAACTGAGTTCGGACCGTGATCTT